TATGAAACTGCATTTAATGAAGGTCAGCGCGCAGCGGTGCTGCTGATTGTCCGTATGCTGACCGAAGAGAAGGAAAAACAATGAGCGAAGAGGCAATCCAAGATAATGGATCTCAAGAAGTCGCAGGAGGGTCACAAGCTGCTCCAGTAGGATTTTTGGACAGTTTACCAGAAGATTTGCGGGGTGAGCCTTCACTGCGCACGTTTACAGACCCAGCCAGTTTGGCAAAAAGTTATGTAAACGCCCAGCGCATGATTGGCGCTGATAAGATCCCAAAACCTGGCAAGAGCTGGACAGATGACCAATACAATGAGTTTTACAATTCTATCGGGCGCCCAGATAGTGCTGATGCGTATGAGATGAACCTAGGCGATGGCATGGATGAAACCGCTATCTCTGGCCTAAAGCAGGCCATGTGGGAAGCGGGGTTACAGCCTCGGCAGGTAGATCGACTTGCTAAGTTTATCACAGAGTCAGGTGAAGGCTCTAAGGCAGAGGCCCAGAGCCGCGCTGAGAGCGCCGTGTATGAGTCAGAGCAAGTTCTGCGGCAGGAGTTTGGTCAAGCGTATGAACAGCGCATAGGAATGGCGCAGAACGCCGCTAGGACGTTATTGGGCGAAGAAGGTATGAGCATGTTTGAGGATGTGCAGCTTTCGGATGGCCGGATGCTTGGAGATCACCCAGAGGTTATAAAAATGTTTTCTGCCTTGGCAGAACAGATTGGAGAAGATAACCTGGTCGGTGAACCGACTGAGTTGATAATGACGCCAGAAGAGGCGCAGCGTCAACTGAAAGAGGTTATGCGGCAAGACGGGCCGTATTTGGATGCGCAGCATCCAGAACATGATGCGTATGTTGCGGAAGCGCAGCGACTATTTTCGCTCATGGCATAGTGGATAACCTTTAGGCCCACGACATCAAGCTTGTGCGTCAAGCGGATTAGCTGCCCTAAGCAGTAGCACGGCCCCCTCGGGGACAACCAAGCGCAGCAACTTAAACTGTAACGAAGCTAAGGAGATGACGAAATGTCTACTCAAATCACTACAGCTTTTGTCAATCAGTTTTCTGCAAACATCCAGATGCTGTCACAGCAAATGGGTTCTCTGCTGCGTAATGCGGTAGATGTGGAAAGCGTAAATGGCGAAAAAGCTTTTTTTGACCAAGTGGGATCAGCAGCCGCTGTCCTGCGCACTTCCCGTCATGCGGATACACCGATTGTGGACACACCACATTCACGCCGTATGGTTACTATGTCTGACTATGAGTATGCCGATCTGATCGACGATCAGGACAAAGTGCGCTTGCTTGTTGATCCGACTTCAACATATAGCCGTGCTGCTGCCGCAGCTATGGGCCGCGCAATGGATGATGTTATCATTGCTGCTGCTCTCGGCAACGCCTCAACAGGCAAAGACGGTTCAACCACTACAGCATTGCCAGCAAGCCAAAAGATCGCACATGGATCTGCCGGTTTGACTATTGCTAAGTTGGTTGAAGCTAAAGAGATCCTTGACAGTGGCAACGTAGATCCTTCTATCGCGCGTAACATTCTTGTTTCTCCAAAGCAGGTTTCTGATCTGTTGAACAACACAACTGTAACTTCCAGCGATTACAACACTGTCAAAGCCTTGGCGATGGGTGAGATCAACACGTTTGTTGGCTTCAACTTCATCGTTTCAAACCGCTTGGGTACAGATAGTAACTCTGACCGCCAAGTGATTGCGTTTGCATCTGACGGCATCAAGTGCGCTATTGGCAAAGAGCCAGCAGCACGCATTGATGAGCGCGCAGATAAATCCTACGCGACTCAGGTTTACTATTGTCAGTCTGTCGGTGCGACACGGATGGAAGAATCCAAAGTTGTCGAAATCGCGTGTAGCGAATAAGGAGACTGATTAATGGCTACTGTATATTCAGCACAACGTACTAACTCACGCGCAACACCAGCCGTGATGAACAAAGCTAATGAGCTTGCGGGTCGTATCCGTGTAGCTCATGGCACATACGAAGCATCTTCCTTGGCGTCCGGTGACGTTATTGAGATGTTCACACTACCAGACGGAGCGCGTTTGCTTGAGGGTTCTCTTGCGCATGATGCTCTTGGTGGATCAACTACATTGTCAGTGGGGTATGCAGCGCATACAAATTCTGCTGGCACTGCTGTTTCTGCCGCTCCGGCTGCTTACAAAGCTGCTGCTGCTTCAACATCTGCTCAGAAAGTAGACATCCTTGCCACCTTAGCCCTAGGCTCAGGTACAGAGACGGATACTAATGAGGATGGTGTTGTTATCACAGCCACGATGGGCGGTGCTGCTGGCACTGGAACCATTGAGGTGACCATCAAGTATGTGGTAGACTAATAGGAGTGGGGCGGTTCGCCGCCCCCTCTTTTCACATGGAGAGAGCCATATGGATAATTTTGAACCCTTTGATCCAAGCAAGCATACTGCGGTTGATTTGCCTGGTGGGCGCAAAGCTACGGAATATTTGGCTTCTGAGCAATCTCCAGAAGGCAAGGCTTGGAACATTCCTCAAATATGGTTTAACACTGAAACGGGCGAAGCAAAATTCTTTGCAAGCGACAAGGCTTGGAACACTGCGCAGGATTATGAAAAGAGAACAGGCAATAAGTTTCCCAGGTATGACAGCATATCAGACGCAGTTAGTGCGGCGAAAAAAAGGTCTGATTCTGGTGGGGCTTCAAGAAAAAGCCTTATAAATAGGAGTGGCAACTGATGACCAGTACGGTTGATATTGCAAACTACGCGCTGAACAGCTTGGGTGCGAACAACATTTCAAGTTTTGAAGAAAACAGCAAGCCGGCGCGGTTAATCAACCAAAGGTTTGACAGTGTTCGGGACAGCGTGTTTCGCGCGCATCCTTGGAACTGCCTTCTGCGTAGAGCAGAGCTGCCGAAAGAAAGCGAATCCCCTGCGTTTGGTTATGCAAATCAGTTTACTTTGCCAACAAATCCATACTGTTTGAGGGTTTTGGAATTCAGCAACGGGACTTTATCTTATCCGCAAGACAATATGTTTAGCAACACAGGTGGCCCTGTGTTTGTCATTGAGGGGCGCAAGCTTCTTTCTGACGAAGGCATTGCCAAAATTAAGTATGTTGCTCGGGTTACAGACCCGCAAGAGTATGACGCTAATCTAATCGACACTTTAGCAGCGGCCATAGCTTTTGAGGTTAGTTACGCAATCACTGGCTCCAACACTGTCAAGCAGATGATGGCGGCAGAATACTCTGACAAATTAAAACAAGCCGCTTTTGTTGACGGTACTGAGGGCGCGCCACAGCGGCTAGAGGCAAGCGAATTTATTGAGTCGAGGTTCTAATGGCGCGATCAGCCCCAGCGATTAGTACATTTACAGCCGGTGAGATCTCCCCGCGCCTTGAGGGGCGCGTTACGATTGAGAAGTATCGCGAAGGCCTGTCTGAGCTAACTAATATGATTGTGCAGCCGCATGGGGGCGTTACGCGGCGCCCAGGCACAGAATACTTAGGCGAGGTAAAAGACAGCTCAAGCATTACCCGTTTGATACCTTTTGAGTTTAAAACAGCCGACACATACGCGCTAGAGTTTGGCGATCAGTACATGCGTGTTTTTCGCAACGGATTGCAGGTTTTGGTTGATAGTGAAAAGAATGTTTCTTCTATTACGCAGGCAAGCCCAGGCGTTTTCACCAGCTCTAGCCACGGCCTTAGCGATGGAGATGAAGTTTACCTTTACAACGAAGGTGGTGATATGACCGAGCTAGTCGCTCGAAATTATCTTATTGCTAACTCTACTACTAACACGTTCACGCTGACTGACTTGTTTGGCAACGATATTGATACGACAAGTTTTACAACTTACACTGGATCTGGCGTTAGTGTTGACAAGCTGTTTGAGGTCGCAACGCCTTACACTTCTGCCCAGGTTAACGATGTCCGCTTTGCACAATCTGCGGATGTTATGTATTTGGTGCATCCAAGCCACGCCATCCGTACGTTATCCCGTACCGACCACAATGCTTGGACGCTTGCCACTCCTACGATTAACGAAAACAACACGCCAGTTCTGACTAGCACTGACAACTACCCTAGCGTTGTTACCTTCTTTGAGCAGCGTTTGGTTTTTGCAGCGAGTAACAACAACCCTCAGACGTTGTGGTTTTCGCAGAGTGCTGACTACTTAAATTTTCACACCGGCACATCTGATAACGATGCTTTAATCTACACGATTGCGTCCAACAAAGTGAACGCAATCCGATACCTTTCTGCTACTCGGATACTAAACATTGGCACATCTGGCGGTGAGTATGTTTTGACTACAACCAATGGTGGGCCGGTGACGCCTACGCAAACAGTGATCCGCAAGTATTCCAACTATGGCTGCATTGACAGCGAGGTTGTCCAGGTTGCTGACGTTACTTTGTTCGCTCAGCGCGGGGCGCGCAAGGTTAGAGAGTTTCGTTATATAGGCGAAGTGGATGTTGCAGGCTATGCAGCCCCAGACATTACAATCCTGTCCGAGCATCTGACTGAGGGCGGCATTAAAGAGTTTGCATATCAGCAAGAGCCTGAAAGCATTGTATGGGCGCGCAGAGATGACGGCACATTGCTTGGCCTTACATACCGGCGTGAAGAAGAAATTGTTGCTTGGCACAAGCATATCATCGGCGGGGCGTTTGGAGGTGGGCAAGCTAAGGTTGAAAGCATTATCACCCTGCCGACAGATAGCGGTGAAGATGAGCTTTACATGATCGTAAAACGCACAATTAACGGAGTGACCAAGCAGTATGTCGAAGTGATGAAGGCATTTGACTTTGGCAGCGACACGACTGCTGCTTTCTTTGTGGATAGCGGTTTGGTTTACTCAGGTTCTGCAACCACAACTCTCTCTGGCCTGTATCACCTAGAGGGCGAAGAGCTTTCAATACTAGCCAACGGCGCCACACACGCGGACAAGACAGTTTTAAACGGCGGTGTGACGCTAGACTTTTCTGCCACAAGTGGGGCAGTCGGGTTCGGCTACACAAGCGAAATGCAAACACTGCGTTTAGAGTCTGGATCGCAGGACGGTACTTCCCAGGGTAAGCCTAAGCGCATCCACGACATCACTGTGCGGTTTCATGAGACAGTTGGCGCAGAGGTGGGCAGCGACTCGGCGAATGCTGATAGAATATTTTTTCGCGACAGCTCTATGAATATGGACGAAGCTGTGCCATTATTCACAGGAGACAAGGAAATCGAGTTTGAAGGTGGTTTTGTCGAAGGTGATCGCATTTATGTGCGGCAATCACAGCCCCTACCAATGACTGTTCTGGCGCTCTATCCGCGCATGAACACATTTGATTTGTGAGGTGATTGAGTATGTTTGATTTTCTTACACTAGGCGCAACTATAATTGGTGGCCTAAGCGAAAAGCGCGCAGCGAATAATGCCGCAGCGGCTGCACGGAGTGTTGGGGAGTTTAACGCTGGCTTGATAGAGCGTGATATTGGCTTGCTGGAAAGCCAACGAGAAATTATAAATACAAACGCTGTTATGCAGGAACGGGTTGATCGGTTTCGTTTTGCCGAAAGTCAAGGATCTGTTGTCACGCAATATAGCGGCGCTGGCATAGACGTTTCTGTTGGGACGCCACTTTCTGTTCTTAGGAAAAACGCGCGTGAGTTTGAGTATGACCAAGCTGTTATAGATTTTAACAACGAAGTTGCTAATCAACAGATCAATGACTCTCAAGAGAACGCACGACTTAGCGCACAACTTTCCAGAATGGAAGGTGGAGCGCAAGCTGCTGGATTGCGCGCTCAAGGCACATCAAGTTTAATTAGCAGTTTTGGAAGCGCGGCTAAATTTGCTCATACTTCTGGAATGTTCTCTTAGGTTGGGTCAATTAAAATGAGAATACCAATTTATAGGTCGCAGGCTCAGAGAACTTCTGAAGCTCCTGGCGCGCGCATTACTGCTCGTATGAGCGCACAACCATTTGTTCAGTCTGAGCTGGCAAAGGGCGGTGTTCTTACAGCGGCCTCTCAGGCAGTTGGAGAGTATGCAAACACACGTTACAAAATGCTTGTTGAAACGCAAAAGAACGAAGCAATCTTTTCTGCCAAAGAAGCTTTGATGGGGCTGTCCAGTGAGCTTGAAAAAAGCACAGACATTGGGAATGTCTTTGACGGCGAGATGAAGTACGAGCGCGGCGTTAAAAGTGTTTATAACGAGTTGCGCAAAACTGTTGGCAAAAACAAATACGCATTGCAAGATTTTGACAGCAGCTTTAAGCAAATGGAAATACCAATTAAGTTTCGTTTGCGCGAAGTTGTTGATCTTAAAATAGAAAAACGCAGGCAGGCTGCTATAAAAGCTAGGCAAGATCAGCAGGTTTCTATTCTTTCTAATCCTTATTTAGATATGACATCTGATGAACTGGTTATGGAACAGGCTGGATTAGAGGCAATGCACGAGCAAGCTGTTAAAAATGGCGGCGTCAATCCTAATCTTTTGGCCAATGCCGGCAAGAAAGTTTTGTCAAAGGCTTTAAAAAAATTAATACCTGCGTATGCCGGCAACGACATAAATCGTGCAATTGGACTTTCATCGGTTCTTAATCAAATTGATATGGTTCGGAATGGCAAGCTAGATAAAACACAAATGTCTGGAATCTCTGGTGTGCCAGTTCATGTCTTAAATATGCTTATGGCTGTACCAGCGGAAGAAGCCTATGCGGCTGTGCAAGACACAATACAAATGGCCTCCACGTTCTTCACCGCCCAAGAAAAGATAGACGATGAGCGCGAAGAGGAAGTGGGAAAGTCAAACACAAAAGCTTTCAATCTTGTTGTTTCCTTAGACAGTACAGACACTGTGTCTGAGGCTACGCTGCGGCAGGTCTTAGACCCTATTGATATGAAAGTTCTTT